TGCATGTATAATTTTAATTCATAAGATTAATGAGAAGTAAGGTAACGGAAGACTTATTCAGTTGGAGCAAACCAATTGAGAGCCCTCTGCGGTAACTTATTATTATTGATTTAACTTCTTTTGTATACATGCCAACATGGCTTAGAATCGCTTTAAAAATATCGAAGCGTGGTCGAGTTAGCCATCGACAAATTTATAGGTTTGGACTTACGGGTTGATCTCCCCGAGTTTATGTTTCCTTAAAACATTATGATCTAGTAATTTAATAATGATATTATGGACCATGGTTGTTTTTGGTTTAGACGTATTATGAGACTAACACGATGATAGCCTTGTGCAAAGATCATCCTGAACCTAAGTAATACGTGTACTCTTAATGGCTTGATTTGAAATATTTGGATATATATATTTTTAACCACAGTTTGCATAAACGGTGGCCTAGCGAATACTTCTGTAATTTACTCAGTCGAATTAAGTTCTTGTAGCTTAAATCTCGCTATTTTCTTTGGTGGTTACGTCACTTCATGAAAACGTAACACCGGGGTAGTTTCTTTTGGAAGAAACAAGCCCCATCCCTAATATGAAGGGCATTATGATCAGTTAAAATGCCAGGAGACATCCCTGTCATGAGCTATAACGCCAACGCTATGATGATACTACCTGAACATTATGTGTCTGGAAAACCACACCTCTAATGGTAACAGAGTAAGCTTATAGTGAACGTTAAGTAATACTGATTTTGCAACCAACCTTCTAAAAAGGATCCAATGTGTAATATGGAAAATTTAAATTCAATTTTATACAATGAAATATGTCAAGAGGAATTTGAGCCTATCTCAAGTCGTTTGGTACACGAACGTACTACAAAGAACTCACATGTTAAGAAAATATGTGAAGTAATGGGAAAGCAATACAATAAATGCTATAAGAAACAAACGTTAGGTTTTAATTATTATGAATATAAGCAATCAGGCAGATTTGTTTGTTTCTTATCGCGTAATTTGTTGATGCAAGTATCGCAAGATAAATATAGGAAATATGCCAGGATATATGAAAATCATGGTATGTTAGATACTTATTTTATGAATGTGGATGAAAGTCATGTTATGATAGTTAGAGAGAAGAATAGTAAGTTTAGACCTCAAATTGGGTTTATACAAAAGTGTATGGATACATTGAGATCACCATTTATTATGTTGGAAAATGCTAAAATGATGTTGGATAAGATCACTTCTAAAGCTTCCAAGTTATTGTTTTTAGATATTATGGCTTTGTTATTGAATTTACGAGAAGGATACTTAACGGCTACTAAGTTGTTGAGTGTTTTGTTACAATTGTATACTATACATGCGCGTTATGTAGATTTATTGTCACCACAACCGAGAATGTATACTCCTCAAGCAGGAACTACTTTGACAGATTTGATTTTAGGTTTTTCTTTGTTAGGTTTACCCTCTGATGTTTTGAATGCTATTAAAACATTCACAGCATTGACAGGGAAACGTGTTTTTGAATCCGAATTGTTTTTAGATATGGCAGAGAAATTATTTACGAGTTTGATTATAATAGTCAAGTGGGTTTCATGTCCTTTTGCAGACTGTCGTATAATATCGGAAGATAATGAGAAATTGATTTTAGGTATGTTAGAAAAGATGGGTACATCGGTCTTTATGCATAGAGACATTAAGACAGTGTGTGACATATATACTAAATACATAGCTAACCCACAGGTTTTGTTCGATCCAACGTTTAGACAAGAAATTATGACTAAATATAATGCATTGAAAACTAGTCCCAGCTTTTTATCTTACGTACAGAATAGTAATAACAAATATTTTGCTACTACGTGGAATTTGTTTGAATCCAATGTTGTGAAAAGTTGTCAAGCTTTTGATACGTCCGGTCGTGATGAACCCATTTGCTTTGTCTTTGAAGGTGAAGCCGGATCAGGAAAATCATGTATTATGAATTCTTTTGTAGCTTTGTTAAAGGAGAGTGGAATGACAACAATATGCCATTCAGTGCCAGCCGCTGAAGATGGTAAAGATTTTTACGACGATTATGAGAACCAGGATGTTTTTGTTATGGATGATGTAGGACAACAAGGAAAATCCCAGTGGAGGTATTTAATTAATTATGTATCCCCAGTGAAATATCCTTTGCCTTGCGCTACAGCATCTAAAAAGAATACGAAGTTTTTTAATTCGAAGATTGTTTTATGTACGACTAATCACTTTAGAGATTTAAATGGTTTTACATCTTCCGATTGTATATCAGAACCTGAAGCCTTATATAGGCGTGCTCATGTTATTAACATCAATCGTGGAAGTTCCGATCATTTTTCACAAGATTTTTCTTATTACAAGTACGATCATATAAATTCAAAAGTATGGGAGAACAAATTTATAAACCATACAGCTGTTAATGTACCACTTGGTTTAAAGACAACATTCACGACTTCAGATGAATGTAGACCCGACAATACGAAAAGAGCATTATCCTGGTTATACGCTATTTTTAAACACGTAGTAAAATCGGAGAAGAATAATAATGCTTCTATGAATATAGATATAAATGATTTGAGAGATATATTAGAAGAAGTACCAGAACCAGAAGACCGTTATTATGATGTTTTCACACCACAGAGTGATTTGAATTATAGTAAGGGCAACTTTTATTTTATGCGATATGTATTCCACGCTATGATGCCTAATTCTTTATTAACGAGACGCTTTGATGCCAACCAAGAGGATGCAAGATATATTGATAGACAACAACCTCGTGCTATTGGCTATTATGACGCATCATTATTAGATAATACTTTTGTTTTTTATTACGATATTTGTAAAGAATTTGTCAACTATTATATCGATATGCTACGCGATTATATGAGTGATGCATTACCGTATATAGTGAATTTTATAACTGAATTAGGTAGTATGGCTCAAACGACTGTTGATTTTATTTACCACGTATTGATTAAATCGAATGTGTTAGCTAGATTGTTATTGTATTTTTTCGCTTGGTATATAGCGAGTTGTTTTTGTGGAGAGAAAGAGATTGAAAAGATGCCCACCCCTGAGTTTACAGCGGATAATATAAGA